GTTATTAAGAATATGTCAATAATTAGAACGGGTTTGATCTCTATTCCAATCGGAAGAATGGATCTCATCCCGACTAATTACGAAATAATAGATAAACGATTAATGCCGAAAGCAGACTTTCCTGAGTTTAAGTTCCCCTTACGTGCTAGTCAACAAGAGGTTTATGACGACCTCGATGACAACTGCATAGTAAACGCTTGGGTAAGTTGGGGCAAGACTTTTACAGGTTTAGCTATGGCAGGTAAACTTGGTTTAAAAACTCTTGTTATTGTACACACCGTACCTCTTCGTAATCAGTGGGCTAAGGAAGTAGAGAAAGTGTATGGCTTTAAGGCTGGAATTATAGGCAGTGGAAAGTTTGAAATTGATAGCCCTATAGTGATTGGCAATACCCAGACTTTATACCGAAATATTCCCAAGATAGCAAAAGAGTTTGGCACAATCATACTAGATGAAATGCACCACGTTAGTAGCCCGACCTTTTCTAAACTTTTAGATACAAATTACTGTAGATATAAGATAGGGCTATCAGGCACTATACAAAGAAAAGATGGTAAACACGTTGTGTTTCGAGACTACTTTGGAAATAAAGTCTATAAACCACCTAAAGAGAACTATATGCAACCAAAAGTGCATTTGGTACAATCTGAGGTAAGATTTATGGATGGTGCTAGAACTCCATGGGCAAACAGAGTGACGGCATTGTCAACCAATGAGGAATATATACATACAGTAGCTATGCTGGCAGCGGCCTACGCCGCAAAAGGGCATAAAGTGCTCGTAGTAAGCGATCGTGTTCAGTTTTTAAAGGTATGCGCCGAACTAGCGGGAGAAAAAGCAGTTTGTGTTACAGGTGAGGTCGCACATGAGGAAAGAGAAGGGATAATAGATGAAATTAAGTACAAAGACAAGAATATTTTATTTGGAACTCAGTCTATTTTTAGTGAGGGTATCTCTGTCGATGTCTTATCCTGCCTTATCCTGGGTACTCCCATTAATAACGAACCTCTTCTTACGCAGCTGGTAGGCAGGGTTATACGAAAGAGAGAAGGCAAGGTACAACCAGTAATAGTAGATATTCAACTTAAAGGGAACACAGCTAAAAGGCAGGCGTCCAATCGTATAGGACACTACATGAAAGAAGGATATGAGATCACATACATTTAAAAAAATAGTTCTTGACAAATGCTTAATTATTTGGTATAATAATGCTCTTATTTAATTGGAAGAAGGTTTATGAGGCATCAGAAGGAAGCTCAAATGCTTGCATAGAGATTCTTAATATGCTTCATAAAGAAAAAGTACCCTACAACAAGTACGATCCCATTTACAGATACAGAACCATTAGTTTTTCAGGAGATTGCTTTCTACTCAATCCTGGAGACCTATTAGATAATGCTCATAAGTATTCATCTAAAGAAGTAGCGGTATATATCGCATTAGCGTCTAGACGTAAGCTCGCTGATTATATCGCTTTTGGTAGAAAAACTTTGAGTGTACGTCACGCTCCCAAACTAACAAAACTTATACAAAACAACAGACTACTTCAAATAGAGAATGAGCAAATCATTTTTTTATTCGAAGAAGCCCATCGGAGAAAATAACAATGGCTATATCATTTAACAAACAAGTCGGTTCAGCAAAAAAATCATCAAACAACTCTTACAAGTATGTAGACGGCGATAACAAAGTTCGTATCGTTGGAGATATTCTTGCGCGCTATGTTTACTGGATTAAAGGCGAGAATGACAAAAACCTTCCTTTAGAGTGTTTATCTTTTGATCGTGATCAAGAGGCGTTTACTAACAAAGAAAAAGACTGGGTTCGTGAGTTCTACCCTGACTTAAAATGTGGTTGGTCTTATGCTACTCAGTGTATTGATCCAAAAGACGGTCAAGTCAAAGTATTAAACCTAAAGAAAAAATTATGGGAGCAGGTAATTACTGCTGCTGAAGATTTAGGCGATCCTACAGATGTTGAGACTGGCTGGGATATTTGCTTCAAGCGAGTAAAGACCGGACCTTTAGCATACAACGTAGAGTACCAACTACAAGCTCTAAAATGTAAGCCTCGTGCTCTAGACGCAGAAGAACTAGAAGCTATTAAAGACCTTAAATCTATGGATTTAGTAATGGCTCGACCTACTCCTGACGCTCAGAAAGAGCTTATAGATCGTGTACGTAAAGGTAGTGAAGACAATGTTGACGAATCTTTAGAAGATGAGTTCAACGTAGGATGATCTTATTTACAGCGGATTGGCATATTAAGCTGGGACAAAAGAATGTTCCAGCTGACTGGGCAAAGAACAGATATAAAATGTTCTTTGAGCAGGTTCACAGCTTAGAAAAAGAATGTAATATGCACATCATTGGAGGTGACCTGTTTGACAGGTTGCCGACAATGGAAGAGTTAGAGTTATACTTTTTATTTATACGAAATGTAACAATACCTACTATAGTATATGATGGGAATCATGAAGCAACCAAAAAGAATAAAACTTTTTTTACTAATCTAAAGAAAGTAACAAAAGATATAAACCCATTAGTAACGGTAATAGATATATCATACATAGATGAGGATCTAGGATTTGGTATACTTCCGTATGCAGATATACATAGAAAGGGTAGTATAGAACATTTTAATACTTCTATGCCTTTATTCACCCACGTTAGAGGAGAGATACCTCCACACGTTAAACCAGAAATTGACTTAGACAGGTTCGAAGATTTCCCTGTAGTATTTGCAGGAGATTTACACTCCCATAGCAATACACAGAGAAATATAGTATATCCTGGAAGCCCTATGACCACCTCTTTCCACAGAAATAAAGTAGAAACAGGATACTTATTAATCTCAGAGGAAGATTGGTCTTGGTTGTGGTACCCGTTTAAATTACCACAACTACTTAGGAAAACTGTATCAAGTCAACAAGATATGAAACCTACAGTATTCGACCATACTATCTATGAGATAGAAGGGGATATGCAGGACTTAGCAAACATAGAAGATTCATCTTTGCTGGATAAAAAAGTAATAAAACGAAGTGCAGAAGCTAGTTTATTAATAGATAAAGATATGACCAAAGAAGAAGAGTTAGTAGAGTATCTAACTTATATATTAGAAATATCCGAAGAAAAAATACCAAATATTTTAGGGACTTATAATGATTACGCTCAAAAAGCTCAGCTGGGATAATTGCTTTAGTTATGGTAAAGGAAACGAATTAATTCTTAATGATAATACCGTAACACAAATAATTGGTACTAACGGGATGGGTAAGTCTTCCATCCCGTTAATTATAGAGGAAGTGTTATATAACAAAAACTCTAAAGGTATCAAAAAAGCAGATATACCAAATAGATATGTAAATGATGGGTACAGTATAAAGTTAGAGTTTTCTAAAGGCTCAGACGAGTACTGTATTTCTGTTGATAGAAAAAGTAGTATAAAAGTAATGTTGGAAGAAAATGGCGAAGATATATCTAGCCATACTGCCACGAATACTTATAAGACTTTACAGCAAATTATAGGGGTAGATTTTAAAACTTTTTCACAGTTAGTCTATCAAAATACGAATGCTAGCCTACAGTTTCTTACGGCGACAGATTCTAATAGAAAAAAGTTTCTTATAGACCTACTACATCTTGAAGATTATGTAGAGCTATTTGAGATATTCAAAGATGCTTCTAAAGAGACCAATACTTTAATTACTAGTAGCAAATCGAAAGTTGCAACAATAGAAAAGTGGCTTAAAGATAATAAATTGGAAGATACCAATATACATCCAATAAAAAAAGTAGAGATTTCTACGGAAGAAGATGAGAAAGAATTAAGTAGTTTATTATTAGAAATTAAAAATATTTCGGAAAATAATAAAAAAATCTCAAAAAATAATGGATTAATAGATATACTGAAAGAGTTAGATTTACAGAAAGCAGAGTCTCAAGCTCCTAGCTGTAAATTACCTACTACGGAACTAAGAGAGTCTTTGTTTGCTGCCAAAGCGAAAAAAGATAATGCCGTAAAAGCCTTAAAAAAGATAGTCGGGCTAGGTAATACTTGTCACGTATGTGATCAAAGTATAGACGAAGAGTTCAAACGCAACATAGTAGAAACGGAAATAAAAGCAAGAGACGAGGCAAAGGAGGCTATAGAAGAACTGACAGAGGCTCTTAAAACTATAGATACTCATAATAGGAAAGTTGATGCATTTGAAAAGCTAGAAGAGGATTGGTCTAATACATTTAGATCCATAGATAGAAGTCTTCCTGTACGCATTCAAAACGAAGATGAGCTAACTCAGAAAGCAGAAAATCTTAGTGTTAGATTAAAAGTAAAAAGAGAGGAGATTAGGCTTCTCACAGAACAGAACACTGAAATAACAAAAAGAAATACCAGAATACAGGTAATACAAGAACAAACCCAAGAGTTCATAACTCAGTTGGGAGAAGCTACAAAGACTTTAAATCAACATGCTGATTTAGACTCAAACTTAGAAGTTCTCAAAAAAGCTTTCAGCACTAACGGACTATTAGCTTATAAAATAGAGAATCTAGTAGTAGAATTGGAAGAGGTTGCAAATACTTATCTAGCTGAATTATCTGATGGTAGATTTACTCTAGGCTTTAACGTTCAGAAGGATAAGTTAAACGTAGAAATTACAGATAACGGAAATATAGTAGACATACTAGCCTTATCTTCGGGGGAGTTAGCAAGAGTAAACACAGCTACTCTTATAGCGATAAGAAAGCTAATGAGTAGTATATCAAAGTCTAAGATCAATATATTGTTTTTAGATGAGGTTATAAATGTATTGGACGATGTTGGTAGGGAGAAGATGGTAGAGCTCCTTATCAAAGAAGATGAACTGAACACTTATGTAGTATCTCATGGATGGACTCATCCGTTATTAGATAAGATAGAAGTAGTCAAA